CTGATATAAAAGCAATATGGTTTTGAAAATATTTCGGACTCTGAAAATAACCATGAATCACAACATCTTTTTTTTGTTGTAATTTTGGTAGCGGCTCAAAATGGAAACCTTTTTCTCTCAGACTATTAGAGGCAGGAAGTGTAATAGATGTATATTTCTTTAACAAAAGAAAGAAATTGTCCCAATACGCCGGACGTTTCCCAATCATTTTCTGATACAAAAACGAAAATCCGGTGTTATTATCTATGGAATAAGCAATAGTCGTAAAAATTTGAAATAATTGATTACCTAGACCGCCCATTAAATTGCATGTGATCATCTTTATAAATATTATTATTTATATTTATATTTTATACTTTATAATTTATATATTTTTTATAAAAAAAACAAGTACTCTAAAAATCCGTATTGAAATCAAAGACATCGGCATCCATTGTCTTGTTCGCCAGCGCATAATCACTGACCCGGCTCTCAAAAAAATTGGTCTTTTGTTCCATAGATATTAATTCCATAAAGTCAAAAGGATTCGTCACATTATATATTTTATCATAACCGAGTTGAACCGACAACCGGTCCGCCACAAATTGAATATATTGCGTCATCATCTTGGAATTCATGCCAATCAATTTGCACGGAAGTGCCTCGCAAATAAACTCAATTTCTATATCCACCGCCTCTTTGATAATCTCATGAATGCGCACCTTGCTCATCTTCTTTAACAGTTTCCCATAAAGCAAAATGGCAAACTCTGTATGCAGCGCCTCATCGCGCGAAATGAGCTCATTAGAAAAGGTGAGTCCCGGCAACAACCCGCGCTTCTTCAGCCAAAAAATAGAACAAAAGGCTCCACTGAAAAAAATGCCTTCTACGCACGCAAATGCGACCAACCGTGTCGCGAAACTACTCCTGTTATCATGTATCCATTTTTGCGCCCACGACGCCTTTTTTTGGATACACGGAATATGCTCAATCGCATTAAACAGGCGGTCTTTTTCCACGGCATCTTTGATATACGTTTCAATCAATAAACTATAGGTTTCCGAGTGAATATTTTCCATCGCAATTTGAAACCCATAAAACGCACGCGCCTCCGATAATTGCACGTCAGCCATGAAGCGCATGGCCAGGTTCTCCAACACGATTCCATCACTCGCCGCAAAAAACGCGAGGACCATGGAAATGAAATATTTCTCATCTGTCGTGAGAGCATCCCAGTGTGCCAAATCCTTGGTCAAATCAATTTCTTCCGCGCGCCAAAAGCAATCAATCTGTTTTTTATACATGCTCCAGATTTGCTCGTCTTGAATTGGAAACATTACAAAGCGTTTATCGTCTGGAGTGAGTAAAGGCTCTGTAACATTCTTTGACATCCTAAATAATATATAGCGAAGATTTTATATTTGAATTCTATGACCTATTTTTTCTTTTTTCTTATAATCGTTTTTTCAAATAAAAAATAATAACATTATAGTGTAAGCATGCAAAATATCCAATTTGAAGCGAACCGCCGCAATAGCGAAGGTTATAGGCGCAGCGAAAAGCGCCTGAACTCCGTAACGTTAGTGAAGGAGTTCGAACTAACATTACCTCAACAAGATTCTTATTTAGTAGAAATTGAACGACAAATTTCGGCAAAACGTCAATTTTTATTGCAACGGCGGCATCAACTGGAACATGCTTCCAAAGAAAATCATTTCTTGAGTACGGTGAAACAGGATTATCAGAAGTACCATCATTTTATTATGAAACAGAAGCAGGAACAAGTCCGCGCGATGCAAATTTTGGACCAATATTTAAACGATTTAATGGTGAGCGGAAAGCTGACGAATCATGATATTGCACAAACAAAGAGGGACCAGAATGAAATATTGGGAGAAATTGGACATATTAAAAAGGATTTAGATGGTTTAATGCAACAACCAAATATGTAAAATAATATATGCGTATTATATATATTATTATAAATGAATAATTTATTTGGACCAATAAGACAAAAAATACAAACCATCGGACAAAATCTAGGTACAAATAATGGTTTCATTGTCCGTATAAAAAATGAATTAACTGGAATACGCGCCAAGTTGAATCAGGTGGTACAAACAAGAGCAGTTCTTCAAACATCATTAAACGAAAAACAGAAAACAATTGATGATTTAACAAAACGGAATAACGCAACTCAGATTTTAATACAACAATTGACAGAACAACGTAACGCATCAGATAGAACGGTCAAACAATTACAAGGTGAAAATCAAAATGCGCAAGGCAATTTCCAAAAAAAACAGCAAGAATTAGATCAAGCAAAAACACAAATGGACCAAATAAATGTGCAATTAACTGCTGCTAGAACTGCAGCATCACAGAATAAAGAAACAATTGAACGAATGACGAGAGAAAGCCAAGGACTGGAACAAACAATTCAAGCTTTAGACGCACAAATTGAACAAATCGCTGCTGTAGTTAATACACAAACTAGAATATTAGACCCCGCGAATGAAGGTGATGATAATAATTTGTTTAACCATATTAAAGGAATCAATGATACATTAAATGGTATATTAAATTCGCCTCCTGGCCTAAATCTTGGTCCTGGACCGAGTCCAAATTTTGGTAATCCTGGAGGTGCAGGTGGTTTTCCTCCAGGAGGGGCTGGTGGTAATCCAGATGGTAGTCCGGATTCTGATTCTGATTCTAGTCCAGGTGGTCCTGGTTTTGGTCAGAATCTAAATATACCGCGTAGGTTAGGACCAGTTTCACCACCTTTACTGCCTGGTCAAAATCCAGTTTCAATTAATTCTAGAGTTTTTCCTGGTCCAAATAATCCTTATCAACAACCGCAAGTACGACCACCATTCGGTGGAAGAAAAACAAGAAGGAAACGCCGAAATAAAAAAACCAAAAAGGGTGGTAGAAAATCTATGCATAAACGCGCCCATAAGAGGAAATAAAATTATTAACAGTCGCTTATAAGTCGCCGCGCTTATAGCTTATAGGTCGCTTATAGCTTATAGGTCGCTTATAGCTTATAACATGCCTTTAATTTCCGGCAATCTAGCACAATTCGCCGGCCACGAACCATGCATTTGTCTAAAATAAAGTGCATACATTGTTTTTCGTATATTTAATATATTACAACGTTCTCGGAATACTCTCTTCCAAGTACGCTGTACAATCCGCAACCAAAATGTTTTTAAAATAGCCACCGTTTCATTTCCTGAAAGAATGATACATTCCGCAATTTCCGGCCGAATATAATTATTACGTGATGCAATATTTTTATAATTCCGAATCCATGGATGCTTCCGATAATTTGGATACAAGAGGAGTTCGCGAATATTACTGTGATAATTATTTGTTACATCTCTTATCAAAGAATTATTAAAATAAATTGAATCCACCGGATATTTACCAATTACTAAATAATGTCCTATTATATTCTGGTCACTTTCTGATGTGAATCCATGCATGCTTGGATTGAAAATTTCACATAAAACTATATTATTTTTTCCATTCTGTAAAACTATATTAACAGACTCAGTGTCAGATTCTGATTCTGTATCAGACGCAGAATCAAACTCTGGTTCTTCATGTGAATCGTAAAAATATCTAATAAAGTCGGGCATATTTCATTTAATAATATAGTTCTTTTTACTATTTATTTACTTTCTAATCAATTTTTTTTACATGTATTATATATAATACGAACCTGATGAAATATCCCAAAACGATTCAAAAAATGCTAGACAATAAAATTGTTCTATACGTGGTTATGTTTTTCGCAATAACAAATTTTCTAGGATATGCTATTTTAGGAAATTATATGGCATTAATATTATTCTTAGTGTTTGGTAGTTTAACTTATCTGGTTGAACCAAATAAAGTGATGGTTCTTTTGGTCCCATTGGTTTTAACAAGCCTTTTAATGATTGGAAAAAGGGTGAAGGAAGGTTTTGAAGGTGATGCTACTGATGTTCCTGTTGTTGTTCCTGATGATTCCGAAGACCCTAAAAAAAAAAAAATTACAATGGCTGATGCTGTAACGGCTGATGCTGCAACGGCGGATGCTGCAACGAATGGTACTACAACGCTGGATACTGCAACGACTGGTACTGCAACGTCTGGTGAGCCATCGGGTGAGCCAACAGGAGAAGGTATGTCAAACAAGAAAGCCCGCAACAGAATTGATTACGCTTCTACGATTGAAGACGCATATGGTAATCTAAGTCAAATACTTGGTTCTGATGGCATTAAAGGTCTAACGGACGACACCCATAAATTAATGAAACAACAGCTACAACTGGCAGAAGCAATGAAGAGTATGACACCCATTGTTGAACAAGCGCAAAATATGTTGCAAGGGCTTGATATTAAGAATCTGGGGGGTTTGGCCGATTTAGCCAAACAATTCACAGGCGGAGATAAACCGCCCGGAAATTCATTAATTCAAAAAGTCTAAAAACCGTTTCAAATTTCTAGTTACAAGTTATAAGTTACAAGTTTCACAATTCTAGTTTATATTATTATCAATAAATAATATATACAAATCCCAAATTAAAATGAAAATACAAAAAAAGTGTCCTCCTGGAATAATATGTATAGAAAATTTAACATTCGGATTAATCGTTGTAATCCTTGTTATTATATGTTATCTAGGATATGTTAGTTTTTATAAAACACAGAATACCAACCAATCTACCAAAATTATTATTAAACAACGTGACCAAGAAAGAGAATCTAATCCCGCTTTCGGCGGATTAGGATTCTTTACCCGGCCGAATTATGCATATACGAATCTTCCTGGGGACGTTTTGATGAATCCATATATACCGCCACTACGAGATGAAAGATACTTAACACCCGAGCTATCAATAGGTCGCGTTCCCATAAATGTAAGCACCAATGTCGGCGCGGTTGATACAAATTATAGGCAAGTCGGTATTATGACACCATTAAATGGTAATAATTCAAAAATTCTACCATTAATGGGGCGCCCGCTTTTTGTGAATCGCGACAAATGGCAATATTATACGATGAGTGACCAAAACAATAGTATTAAATTACCGGTGAGCCGTAATGGGCGCAGTTGCACGAATGAATATGGATGTGATAAAGTGTATAATGGCGATACAGTATATGTGGAAGGATATAATGAGGCATTTAAGATAACCATATATGATAATGATACTATACGATATTTGCCTTTTTTATAATTTTTTTATAAATATAATATAAATGACACATAGTAAAGAAAATATACAAAAGTTCGTACAAAGTGAAGGCAATATTCCTCTTATGAAAAAAATGTTGGATGACGGAACAATAACTGATATTAATATCAAGTTTGATAACGGTTTAAGTACAAATACTGCTCTAATGTTTGAGACTATGTATGGAACACTAGAAGGGATGAAATTTCTCTTAACCCATAACCCACCAGCGGACCCGAATATTAAAGATAAAAATGGTTGGACTGCTCTTCACAAGATTTCGTGGGCATGGGAAATAGACAAAGAAACCAAGGTTAAGCAACTTGCTAAACTTCGTCTTCTATTAGCCTACGGTGCAGACAAATCTATCAAGACAAATAAGGGTAATACCGCATTAGATTTCGCAAAAAGCTCATTCGGTTGCCAAAAATTATGTATAAAAGCGCTTGAATCAAAGACTCTATTAAAAAACAAAACTTTTCTTAAAAGAAAACCAAAAAGAAAAACAATGAAAAATAAAAAATAAAAAATGAAAAATAAAAAATAAAATTACAATTAGCATTTGAAATGTTAAAAAATATAAAAAAAATTGATTTATATTTTTGATTTATTGTAAAGAATAAATCAAAAGCTTATAAAAATTAAATCATTAATCAAAGTATTCTTCCGAACTCCTTCACTAACGTTACGGAGTTCAGTCGCTCACCTTCGCTAGCGCTTCGGCTCGCTTCAAACCATCACAAAAATCATGTTGTCTATTTCAGAGGCAATATCCGATTTTTCGTATAAATTGAATGACTGTATGACAAACAAACCCACCAATAAATGCATCATTCATGCCGAGTTGAGCAACCGAAAGGCTTGTACCGTAACTCTGTATAAACATCAGTCATTGGCACACTTGCATCATATTTTGGCAGAAGCACTTAACCCGACAAGTAAAAATGTAAGTATAGAATTGACACCTATTAGCAAAAAGAATTTAGATAACAATTCCGTGTTCCAAAAAAGTGATTATATACCCCCGGCAACACCTGTAGAAATATATGACGTCTTTGTATATAATAATCAAGAGATGACTCAAATTGTATCTATCCCGTATGACTCTAATACCACGCTATTAGAGTTTATGTTAGAAAATCCATCACATACTAAAAAGGTCTTCTCTATGACTGCCATGGCGAATGCATATAAAATATATATTATTGATAAGGCATATTTACAACAAGCAAAAACACTTTTGAAAAAAGTGTAGCAAAATACACTTTAAAATACACTTTTAAAAAAGTGTAGCAAAATGCACTTTTACACTTTTAAAAAAAGTGTAGCAAAAAATAAAAAATAAAAAATAAAAAATAAAAATGTATATTTGTATTTTTTTGTATAGTTAAAAATTGAAATAGTTTATCGCAATTGTATTTGTAATAAACGTATAATAAGTCTATAATAAAAGTATAAAAAAATGAGTTTGCGATTATTAACCGAGCCACACGATTTCTCATATGGCGATACAGTCGCAGTATATGAAAGAACCAATAGAACTTTTTCATATACAGGTACGATAAGTCATATTGTAAAAAAACTGATAAATGAAGGTGACCCTGCATCATGTTATATAGATAATATTTACGTCAAATTCTCAACAAACGTATATAATCATTTACTAAAAAGAGGTTCAAAAATTTATTATAATGGTAACCCGCAAATTATTGGCGATATGATTCGCGATGATAAGACCAACGAGATAGAACATATATTCTTACAAAATTTTACAGAATATAAAGGTCAAGAAATAAAATTAGAAAATATAAACAGCATGCTTATATGGAGAATAGCCTATGAAATTGTAAAATATGTATGAATATTTTACTATACGTGTTTATCTGTTAAAACGTGAATAATATAATTAACTATTACAAATATATTTAATATAATACTAAAATTGAATACCAATTGATTAGATATTCTATCTTGAACTAACTCAGCAATAGTAGAAAAATTAGTTATTTTAAATGCAGAAAATAACAATAATATAAGCGAAACACCAAAAATTAACCCGGATTCTATAAATAAATTTTTTTTCAATGATCTTTTTAAAGAAGTTATAATAAATGTATTCACACCGACTAAAAAAGACACACTTAAAATACCACTATTAATATCAGTAATTTTACTTTTTTCAATTTCAGAGGAACCTATAAACTCATTAGAATGTAAAAAGTAAAGTATATACATATTTGTAACTAATAAAAATCCAAGTGGTTTTAAAATGGATGAAATACTATTATTTCTGGTATTTAATTTATATAAAACCAGGGTTACTGCAAATGTCAATATACTGATCACGATAACATATAGATAGTGAATATAATCATAATAATAAAATATATTTGTTGAGGATAAATCTTCAACCGCGTAACCCATACCAATGACCCCCGTTTTATCTATTTTTTTGCCGTCCCACTTATATATTATGCTATTTTTTAGAATTGTTTGATTCTTCCCCGTTATTGTATTATACTCCGTCCAAAAATAAGCTATTTTATTTGGTATTGTATAACTACCCATATCATACATATGAAGTATTAAATCGGGGTCAGTTGTTTGTTTTACAAAAAGTAAATTATTTTGCTGGTCGTTTAATATATTAGACCATTCTAAATTAATATATTGTTTATTTATATGAACTCTTGTAATAACTGTGCGATTATCTTTTTCTACTTCATATAAAAAAATATAATAGGTATGATCTTTATCAAATGCAAAACTATTATTCTTATTATTATAATCAATCCATTCTTGATAACTTAATTTACCCGATGTTAATAATTCAATTCGTTCTTTTACTGTTTTTTTTATAAATTCATCAATTTTTGTTACATTTTTTATATTAAAATCAACATCTAGATCTACCGAATTATCTACATTACGTTTTTTATAAATAATATATAATATTTGTAATATTACAATGAATATATAAAACCCGAATAATTTTATTATATTTAAAAAATGTTCCGCCATTCTATAATATAATAATATTAAAAATTGTAATAATGTTGCATACTTAATATATATTATTATATAAATATAGTATATGGATTTTAATAACCTATTTTGGCTCATTATTGCGGCAATTACACCTGCCATGCCAGTATCATTTATGAAATATTATATAGAAACGAAAAATATCAAATGGATTATTTTTTCTATAATGAGTTATTTATTATTGATATATGCATATTATATCATTTTGAATAATAAAAATATAATTCTTATTTATACCATATCAAAAGCGTTATCTATATTAGTTGTTGTATTTTCTGGTTATTTTTTATTTAATGATAAATTAGATGCAAAATCTATAACTGCTATCTTATTATTATTTGCGTCATTATATTTATTAGAAAGCAGTTTATAATTTATTTATTTATTTATTTGAACTCCTTCGGCTCGCTCCAAGTTAAGTCACTTTTCGGCGCCTTTTACTTCGTTTCCGGTGCCTTTTACTTCGTTTCCGGCTTCGGCTCGCTCCAAGTTGTGGAGGTGGGATTATTGCAGGTGGGTTTATATTATCTTTAGCACTAATTGTATTATCGGTTATATTTTTGGGTTCTTGAACTGGGTTAATGACTGGATTCGGGTCTTGGATTTGTTCTTGAATCGGTCCTTGAATCGGTTCTTGAACTGGGTTAATGACTGGATTCGGGTCTTGAATTTGTTCTTGAATCGGTTCTTGAATCGGTTCTTGAACTGGGTTAATGTCTTGATTCAGGTCTTGTGTTTGTTCTTGATTCGGGTCTTGTGTTTGTTCTTGAACTGGGTTAATGTCTTGATTCAGGTCTTGTGTTTGTTCTTGATTCAGGTCTTGTGTTTGTTCTTGATTATGTTCTTGACTTTGTCCTTGATTCGGGTCTTGGTCTTTGTTTTGGTAAGATAGATTTACATGAGAACCAGAACCATTATCAGGTACAGTATTTGCACCATCTGGTATTATATTACTTGAACCAGTGGGTCGCGGCGGCTTCGGTGGAGGATTTGAACCATCTGGTATTATATTGCTCGTTGCGGTGTTTGGGTCGTCCGGTATTATATTACTGGAACCATCGGGTATTATATTGCTCGTTACAGTATTTGAACCTGTGGGCCGAGGCGGTCGCGGTGGCCGAAGCGGTGGCGCCGGACGCGGTGGAGGATTTGAACCATCTGATATTATATTGCTCGTTGCGGCGTTTTGGCCGTCCGGTATTATATTACTTGAATCGTCCGGTATTAAATTACTTGGACCGTTATTTTGGAGCGAGCCGATAGCCGAAGGAGTTGAATCAGATGCTTGATTAACGAATTGTGTTTGATTTGTTTTCTGGTCATTATTATTATTCGGACGCTGGGGAACGACCGAATTCTGTATGCGAGGACGCTGGGGAACGACCGAATTCTGTATGCGAGGACGCTGGGGAGCGACCGAATTCTGTATGCGAGGACGCTGGGGAGCGACCGAATTCTGTATGCGAGGACGCTGGGGAGCGACCGAATTCTGTATGCGATAGCCGAAGGAGTTTGGTGGTTCATTATTAGATATATTAGCATTAGAACCAGCATCAGAATCAGACCCAGACCCAGACCCAGAATCAGCTTCCACACTTGCTTCTTTTTGAGAGGCAGTAACCATCAAATTTGGTTCCTGATGCAATTTTTCAACAACCTTATCCGCCACCATATTTGCAAATGCATCATCACAATCTCCGCCACCCCGCATAGTTCGTTTATGTAAATCAAGATGGCGCCCTCTTCTAAATGTTTTTGTTTTTATTTCACCTAGCGGTTTCTTATATTTCCGCCTAGTTTGCCTTTTCTTCGCATACATTTTTGATATTTTACCTTTAGTCAATTTCATTTTATTGTTGTATATAAATAAATAATATTTTTATATTATAATTATGAATATTTCACCAGATAATATTTCCGGAGACTGTAAATTAAAATGCGCCTATTCATTCAATTATCCGGTAAGTAATTGTGTAACAAGAAATAATTCTTATAGTGTTACAATGCCTTATGATAATTCATCCATACCAGCAGTAAAATTTAATAATGCACAATATAATGTTGCACAAATTTTAATTGTTACACCTTCCATGCATAAGTTTAATGGTTCTGTTGCAGACGGTGAAATTATTATTATACATACACCTACGGCCGGAGGTAATAATTTTATAGTCTGTATTCCGATTATTGCAACAACAACAACAACAAATCTAGTACAAACCATTATAACAGAAACAATAAAACAAGCACCTGGAAAAGGAGGAAATGCAAAAGTCGCATTAAATAATTTTACATTAAATTCTATCGTTCCTAAAACTGCTTTTTATTCTTATATAGATTCAACAAATAGATCGTTTGTAGTATATGGTATAGATAATGCGATTCGTGTAAATTCAGATGCAATGAAAGGATTAAAAAATATTTTGACCCAAACCCCAGCATCGGTTGGCATGACTTTTCCTGGCGGCCCCTTGTTGTATATAAATAGCGCAGGGCCGACCAATAGTCCAGGTCAAGAAGGAGATAATGAAATATATATATCTTGCCAACCGACCGGAAATTCAGAAGAAACGGAAGAAGTAAGCTATGCAAAACCTTCTATCACAAACGACCTTAGTATAAACGGAATTCTAAATAATCCGGTAGTTGTCTTTATACTCGCTTCTTTATTCACGATTCTAGTTCTATATGCATTATATACTTTAATAAATTATGTATCAAATGGTAGTGCCGCAAAAATTGTTTCACAACCGATTAATAAAAAAATAAAATAAAAAAATAAAATACATTTGTAATATATATATTAGAATAATAAAATATATATCATTCACCAAGCGCCTTCGGCTATGGGTCGCTCCACAACAAATTTTTACAACTGTTATTTATTTTGTAAAAATTAAACTACCCCGGGGTAACCGATTGGTGCGGCATCATAAATATTACCTAAAACCGGCATGAAATTTGCACTCGCGTTCGGGTCCGTCGTATCATTAATAGGAGCCATTTTGCTCACAATCTCCTGTTCTAAAGTATAAGGAAACTGATTCATCGCCGTTAAATTAGAAAACTTCTTTTCCTCCGTCGGGTAATAAGCAGCTAATGCAGCACTCCCAGTAGTTATTGTTGAACGTTGAACAAGTAAAAAGGCAACAAATAATCCCAAGACCCCTAAAATCGGATTACTGCAAGCAAGAAGCGCCAAGGCGATAAATGCAACAATTAATTTTCCAAACATTGTATCAACAATATTGGCAACTGGTTCAGGTGTCTTGTATCCCATAATAATGTAAATGAGAAATAGGACAACAAGGATAACTTGACCCATGTTTTCTTTCTTAAATAAGTCCGAAAAATAATCCATATATCATAATGGAAGATTTTATTCTAAACTTTCGCAAAAAAGTCAAAATAGCGCCCCAAACCATTATTAAAATATACTCAAAAAATTGAATATAAATACATTAAAACAATAATATGTAATTTATATTAAAACCGAATTTCATTGAATCATGTCATATTTAGGTCAAAAAGGTTATAGCATTTCAAAGCAAAATTTATCGGAAGAGCAGCAATATTTTATTCGTAAAGAATTGACAATCAAACCGTTTGTGCAAAACTCTCCGGCAGCGCAAACTGTTAGTTTTCCGGCATATCGTGAATCCCCTCAAAAATTTTATTTGCCACGATATTTCGGAGAAGAACATTTTGGCCCGCCTTCACAAATAAAAATTAGTCAAGGAGATGATATTAATGTCCCCTTTATCGGCGAGCTGAGAGAAAATCAAAAGCCGGTGGTAAAAGCATATATGGACCATGTGCAAGGAACAGGTGGCCAAGTGGGTGGAGGTGGTGGTTTGCTAGAACTCCCGTGCGCATACGGCAAAACGATTTTGGCCCTGCATATATGCTCGCTACTTAAGAAAAAAACGTTAATTATTGTACATAAAGATTTCTTGTTAAATCAGTGGATTGAACGCATACAGCAATTTCTGCCGACGACAAGGGTTGGCAGAATACAGGGGCAGACCCTAGATATTGAGAATAAAGATATTGTGATTGGTATGTTGCAATCCTTGTCCATGAAAGATTATCACGAAACCACATTTTTAAGTTTTGGTTTGACCATTATTGACGAGGTGCATCATATATCTAGTGAAGTATTCTCTTGCGCTCTATTCAAAATTGTGACAAAATATATGCTTGGCTTATCGGCCACGATGAATCGTAAGGACGGGACAACAAAGGTATTCAAGATGTTTTTGGGAAACGTGGTATATAAAGGAAAACGCGATGAGCAGCATGATGTTACCGTAAGAGCGATTGAATACAAGGCAAATGATACCGAATTTAATAATGTAACGCTAGATTTTCGCGGTAATGTGCAATACAGCACCATGATATCCAAACTTTGCACATATAATCATCGCACGGAATTCATTTTAAAAATTTTAAAAGACATGCTCCTAGAAAATGAGAATCAACAGGTAATGATTTTAGCACATAATAAAAATATTTTAAAGTATATGCATGATGCAATTCAAACAAGAAATATTGCAACTGTTGGATATTATGTGGGTGGTATGAAAGAAGCCGCGCTTAAAGAAAGCGAAGCAAAGAAAGTGATTATTGCGACGTATTCCATGGCGGCGGAAGCATTGGATATTAAAACGCTGACGACATTGATTATGGCAACGCCAAAGACGGATATAGAACAGGCAGTGGGGCGAATTTTGCGCGAAAAACATAGTAAGCCGATTGTGGTAGATATTATAGATGCACATGCACCCTTTCAAAATCAATGGACAAAACGAAAAGTATTTTATAAAAAACAGAATTATAAAATAATAAAAATTACGAGCGAAAATTATACAACGGATTTAAGTAAATGGCAACAGGTTGGAATAACTACAAAGTGTCCTGAGGATTTGCCAGGCAAATGTTTGCTAAAAATCAAATTGCAGAAATAATTAATATATTATAAGATTACCTGGTTACCAGAATTGGAATCCTTTATTCGTAAAATGATTATAATTATCTGTGCAGTTACCTGCCCCACCATTTACTGAATAAGGTGCTGGATTCGCAAGCGCCAAATCAGATGGTTCTACTTTAAAACCAGGTGTAGCATAAGACGGTGTATTTGGAATTTGGCTACCAAATTGGTGATAAGCACCGCCACGAAATTTTTTGGACCCGCGACCACGTGCGCGACCAGAACTACTACTACTACTTCTTCTGCGTTTATTTTTTTTTGATTTTGAAATAATATATCCTCCCTTAAGATTCTTTATCAATCGTTTTTTCATAGACCTGCGTTTTCTTGGTGGCATCCTATACTTATTCGCTATATTTTTTATTTTTCTACGCATCGTTTTTCTTCTGGAACCTCCGGTTAAAGCAGAGGCTGCCGCTGCAGCAACATTATTTCTGACAGCCGGGAGACCAAATTGGAGAGAGGTTTCGGTGCTGCCAAAACTTCCCGGCCAAGTAGATGCATCAATATTCACCAATTTTCCATCCACATTTTCAAATGGAGCAACGGTATTTTTTAACGAAAATGGGGATAAAGATTGTTGAGTCATATATATTTAATATTTATTTTTTTCTAAACGAATTAAATCATTTTTTTTAATTAGAATATTATTTGTGTTGTTTGTGTTGTTTGTGTTGGTATTTGTCTTTGTTGTATGTAAGCGGGTTGGCATCCATTTTTTAAATTTATGATTATACAAACACACCATATGAAATGATTTTTTTAAATCTACAAATTTGTCTATTTTATCATTTTCAAATTCTTCTTCGTCATCACTTTCTTCTAAAGCATCTAAATTTATATTTTCTTTAATATTTCTAAATAGCCCATTCATCATAACACTTGTTTTATAATCCGATATGTATGCAGTATCGTACAAAAATTCTTTTTGGGTCATTTCATCAAATGCGTACAAATGATAAATATCATTTTGCAAATCCGGTTTCACCATAAAAATAACATCTTTCCTATTCGCCTTATTTTCTGTAACTATAACTGTATTCCGATTTATAATTGTATTCGTATAAACCCGGTATTCATATTTCATAGTATAATGATTTTTCGGACGATCAATGCAATGAAATTGAATACCACTTATTTTGTATGGAAGATTTTGTATTTCGGCATTCATCTCCTGCGTAAAATTTGGAAAAATAAGAGGGAGTCCAAAAAAAATCGTATTATTGTAAAATGGTACTTGGAACAATTCTTTCTTTGTAGAAAGCAACTTGCATGTATCCATTAATTTTTGGTCTAACGTTTTATGAGATACATTTTTGCCTTCTATATAAAACACATTTTCAATGGAAAATAAATGTTTAAATGTGGTGTCTTGAAAAACCGTCCCATAAAAAATAGTTCCATTATACAATTCGGAATCCTGCAGATTCGCAGAAACCTTTTCTACATTTATATTTTGGATACTGTTGTTTTCCGAAGAAATTTCCAAAAAAATGCACACTGGACTACCATTGTATTTGGAAAACCAAGCAAAAAATTTTTTTCCTAAAGGAATGGCAAATGCAAATTGACATGAAAAAACCTTCTTATGAGTAATGGTTTCATAAGAAAGTTCTATATGTGGGAAGGTGCGTAAGATATCGGTTTGTTCTTTTTCGGGAAACATTTTATATATTTATTATCGCCATATCTTTATTAGGATTTACTAAACATTTATTCATATTTTCTCTCTTTGAAACGATAATAAGGATTTTATAATGGGGAACCAAGTTCTTGTGTAGTTTGTCCTCCGTAAAATTCTAAAGAAGAAATATCTGTGGTATCATCTTTTTTGAGTTGATTTTTTAGAAACATTTTGAGTTCATTTTTCATTGCATCTCTGTCTGGTTCGGTTTTATGTGTATTATTGCTAGACATGTTTTGAATTATATGTTCATACTTTTGTAAAGGTGAATGCACTAAATCTTTTATTTTTGGAATAGTGAGGGTTGATTTTAAGAAATAAATAATGTGGTGTATTAAAAAAATTAAAATAACTGAAATAAGGATAATTTGAATTGACCACATAAACATTCCGTGTTATTTTATTGTAACAAAAGAATCTTCCTTTTTTAACCCTTGAAATAATTAGAAAGAGAGAAAAGATAATATAAATATTTCTGAAAAGGCTTAAACCTAAATATTCAGAAATATTATGGTACAAAATCTAACAGTTATTATTATTGAAAAAACGGGTACAATTAAAACCACCACGATTAAAGAATTCAAGGAGGAGGATTTATTTAAAAAATGTGGTTTTAAAAAGAATACTGATTTTATACATCAGACCGATTGGTCTATTAAACTAGATGGTAAGAAATATAAGGTAGGTTTATTTGCAAAAAAAGATGGAAAAGCCAATAACGAAAATAAATATGATTTCCCGCCGCCAGTAGATAATGATTTGTATTTTGGTAGTTGCGCTCTTGTCTGCAAAGTTTGTGTAAAAGAAAGTGAATACGAATATATCTCTTTTACGGTGGAACTATGGGAAAAAATGTACGAGAAATTGTTTGGCGGTTTTGAAAATTTGGCACTTACATCATTGGAAGATGAGAATGAGGAGGACGAATTAGCAAATGTTCCGGCAGAAAAGAAGACAAAACAAGGGTATTTGAAAGACGGATTTGTGATTGATAGTGAGGAGGATGATTTGACAGGAACTTCTAATAGTTCGGAAGATGAGGATGAGGACGAGGAGGAAACCGACTCTCCTGAGGGGTCTCAACTGGAAATTGAAGATATTGGTTCTGAATTGAGTTCAGAGGAATACGATTATAGTGATACAGAAACCGAAACCGAAACAGAAACAAGTAGTACAGAAACAAGTAGTAAAGAATCAAGTATCAAAGAAACGAGCAGTGATTCTGACAATGACAATGAAAAAGACAAAGACAAGGAAAAAGAAAAAACAAAAGACAAAGACAAAGACAAAAAATAAGGTTAAATCCGGTTATTTGTAAATAAAATATAATGCTAATAGTGTAGTATTTATAATTATGGTAAATATCCCTGTTATTATCAATGGATAATCAAATGTATAATAACCATGTAAGAACCATAATAAATTTGTGATTAAAATAAGTATTATGGAATAAAAAGATAAATCAGTAACTCTTTTTGTTATATATGTTTTATATATTTGAGGTAATAGTTGAATGCAGGTAAAAAAAGGTGCTAATACAGCAACTATACTGGGTATTTGTATCATTTATAAATACTAAAGATAATATAAAAAAATTGATTATTAATAATAAATATGAATAAGATATAAATAATAACTGCTATTTACATCTTATAGACAATGCGAAAAATTGATAACCCAGAAATTTTTAGAAAAAATATTTGCAAAAAGATGCAAGAAATTTTGGAAAATGAAAAGCACGCTGCTAATTTAGAAAAAGGTATCTTTAATTATTCCTTAAAAGAAGCGGATAATAGGAAAGTGGTTAAAAAATGGGACAATCAACATTTTATTCAAATTTATATAGACCGGCTTCGTAGTATTTATTTGAATCTTCAAAAACCGAAATTATTAGAATTAATCAAGACTTCTCAGATAAAAGCGCATTTAGTTGCATTTATGTCACATCAAGAAATGGACCGTGAAAAGTGGGAACCACTCATTCAAGCAAAAATGAAGCGAGATTTTCATAAATACGAAACAAAAATGGAAGCAGCAACGGATACTTTCAAGTGTAGAAAGTGTCACTCTAATAAATGTACATATTATCAGATGCAGACGCGTTCAGCAGATGAGCCGATGACAACATTTGTTTCTTGTATTGATTGCGGCAATCGCTGGAAGTGTTAGAAAATTATTTATTTATAAAAAATATTATTTATAGAAAAAATATAAAAAACAAATATATTTATTTTTTATATTCAACATTTTTTGATGTGCTTACGCGCGGCGCCGTCGGCTGTGCTTAGTCCCACCAGAGTTTTTTTTAGCCGTTCTCCTTCGCCTTGATGCGTGACGTCTATTTTTTGATTTTTTTGTAGAATAATTAATCCTTTTACCGCCTTCAGAACCATCATCTTCCAATATACTAACAATATCAGAATAATTAATAATAATATCATTATTTAATTTATCATTATCATCAGTTTCAAACTCTAAAATTTTTTGAGTATAATGATTACCAGTCATTTTACCTTTATAAATCTTCCCATTTTTAGTCTTTATTGTATAAATTTTATGCGGGTCGTTTATCTCTCGTGCATTCGCTAGCAATTTCCCCATTATATCATCTGTATATATTATAATAACTTCGGCTAAATTATCCAAAATATAAAATTTTTAAAACCCAATAATTTCTAGGTCCCGCAGTTTCCAATATTCACACCCACCGCCAGGAATCGGTCTTCGTACAATAAATGGAACGCGTTTTTGCAGAAGTTCCATTTCTGCGATTAAATATCCGTCAATCACATTTTCAGGAACTTTGACAAATGCTTTTGCACCGGAATTAATTTGTTTCGCACGCTGACCTAAAACACGAGCGCGTTCATATTTTGTCAAATAGGGTAAAGTTCTGTGTAATTTGTCAATAATGTTATTGTTGATATCCCGAATAACAATTGAAAGTGCATTGATTTCATCATAATTATTAATAATTGATTCGGGGTGAAACTCTGTTAAATACTGCCGATTAATATCAGTATTAAATTTTTGCAAATAGCCATCTGCCATTTCTTCGTCGTCGTCATCATCATCATCCTCTTCGTCAGCATTTGAATTTTCAACTACGTTTTCATAATCAGGTGTAGCGCCGCCAACTAGTGGTGTTGTTGATGTTTTTTTTGTTTTTGTTTTAACGGCTTCTGTGTCTGAATCTGGGTCCGAGTCTGAATCCGACACTGATTCTGCAACACTGTCGTCGTCGTCTTCTTCTGCGTCTTCTTTTATATCTTCATCTTCATCTTCTTCATCTTTTATATCGTCTTCTTCGTCTTCGTCTTCATCTTCGTCTTCATCAATTGGTTTCGTAATACTACTTATTTTTTTTGTAATAGTAGAAGTTGATTTTATCTTTTTCTCTTCTTCTTCTTCGTCAGAAGAATCCTCATCTGAAGAGGAATTAATTGATTTTTCGGATTCATCATCGCTTCCTGACATTATATTATTATCTGTTATTTATTTATATATATTATCATTCAATTTTATTTTTTAAGTCGTTTCCGCATATAAAATAAAAAATCGCATTTTCAGGTACTTTCTAAATCTACACTAAAAATAATAAATAACCGGTATATTTATTATTTTAAATTATTTTTTTGGATTTTTTATTTTTGCAGCATTTATTTTTGCTCGGAGGATTTCCATACCTTATCACATGTAGAACACATATAAATATATTTCATATTTACGTCATCATAACGAATATAAATAATTTCTCTTGGGGTATCGTGCGTATTTGTGTCACATTCAGCATTTGGACACGGGATTTTAGTAATTCTCGGCAATGTCGGGTCTAACTTTGTATATTTATTAATAATATGGGAAAATTGTTGTTCATTTTTATTGACTTGCATTTTTGAAACACTTACATTATCAACAGTGAGTAGGCCGTCTTCATTACCACAATTGCGGCAATAATAAATTAATTTATTGGTATTTTCGCTATCAATGCGAATATAATACATATTATTGCATAGATTACAGAAGTGCATTTTTAAAGGAGTATAATATACTTTTATATTATTTATTTATATTCAATTTTTTTCATAAAGATTTTAGAATAGAATAGAATATAATTTTAATTTATTGTATTTCTAGAATAACCATCTTAAAATTATCCAATAACCGTTTATAATTGATATTTACATTCATATTGTACATGTTCGTTTTAATTGTTTCTATTTTTTCGGTTTTTACCTTATCTTCAATATATTTTTGTATTGCTTCCTGATTCTTTTTAAAATTCTCTATTACATAACTGTAAAACATATCAAACTTTTTCGGATAAATATCTGCCTTTTTCTGCAACATTTTTAAAACGGCGATATCAATATTTTTATACTCAATAATTTTTGTATAATTATCAAAATCGGGGTGATTTTTTGTTATACCAGGTTCATTTAATAAAGGGTCTTTGCATAATAACGTACATAACGTCAATAAAATGGTAGAAATTGTTTGACACGATGTCCATTGTTCTCCCTTCCATGTATTTAACACACTTACGCATACTTTTCCATTGCAATACAAATTTGGGTTGAAACGAATGGCATCGCCGTTTGTGCAGTATAAAACTTGTGGAGGGCTATGAGGATAATCCGTCGGATAATTAAATTCAAAAAAAAAGTTCCCTCCAAAATAGGGTGTATCGGAGGGACCAATGATGAGTGCATACCCCTTCATCATATCTTCATCATCATGCACATAATAAATACCATTATCAGTAAGGGGATTTTTAATTACATTTTTTATATCATGAATCAGTCTGGAAATTGTTTCTTTTGAAATAATAACATTTTTATTTGACATTTGAAGTCGTTTATATTATAATATATTACCTACTTTGGTTTTATATATTTTACAAATTATATACTATCTTTCATATTTTTTTTTATTTTTTCTACATTTTTTATTTTTCTAATGTTTTTTATATTTTTCCAAGGTTTTTTATAAGTTTTTTATTTTTTCTAATGTTTTTTATAAGTTTTTTTATATTTTTCTAGGTTTTTTATACAAGGTCATCACCGATAACAACTGCTTCCTGGGTAAATGTTACAACACCAACATCATCTTGCCCCAGTTTATTTTCACTAAAAGTCTGTTTCCCGGGAGAATAACCATCGGCATGAGTAGTCCATTCCTGACCCCATCTGTTTCGCGCCCATGAAGCAATTTCAATGGCATTTGATGTCGCCAACATTTGTAAATCATCTGGCAACACGTCATTGGACTGAATATACCAGTTTGCTGGGGTATAAATCATATCCATTACTCCGTCCGTTGCTACAACGACTTTTACATGTTGCGACGGTAAATAGGGTATAGAATAACGCGAAACCTTGTATCCCGTAATATTATTATGACCCAATGATTGTGACGGGGCTAACATTGTTTCTACACGGCGTCCATACTGGTCAAGATGGAAGAATAATGTATATGTGCCATATACTTGTTTAATATCAGTGGGTGATGTAACTACTAATTTGGTTGCAGGATCCACGCGATAATTCGCAGTTCCAATTGTGCTGTCTAATCGTTCTTTTTCTTCTGGGCAAGTTGGAATGTGATGTTTATTCATATACACTAAATTACCGTCTAGATAAATCAATGTAGTTGCATCACCGACATTAAAGGATTCAATACGGTCAGAATAGATGCGTGCAAAGGATGCGACTGCACCGGTACTATGATGATACAAATTCTTTCCGGGTCCGCTGAAATAATCAATTAATGCTTCCATTGGATTCTCTGCGCAAAAGATGGCCTCTTTTATTTCAGCAGAAAGGTTTTCCACCGCATCCACAAAATGCGTACATGTGGAGCGGGATGTTTCGTACCGAGGAATAGTACCGTGACCGTCTAAAACCCCGATGAAATCAAACGGGTTTTCTCCTTCGTGGTGCCAACGAATTGTTCTATCCTGACCAGAGTCATGAAGATTTAATAGCGCAGACACCACCGTATTCTTATTATTAATATTATTTTCATCTGAAAAGAATTCCATTATGAAGCGATAGCGATTGAGTTTAAAATTTTAATTAATTATTGTTTAACGAGTAAAGTTGCTTTTATTGTAAAGGTATAAAAGCATTTCAATTTTTAATTCAAAACTTTTATTTCAAAACTTTTATTTCAAAACTTTTATTTCAAAACTTTTATTTCAAAACTTTTATTTCAAAACTTTTATTTCAAAACTTATAATTATATTATTATATAGTATTATGACCCCAATTATTATTGTGTATATTATTATATTAATTTTGGAATTGTTATATATATATTATTATTTAAATAATTGGACTGCGTGGAACAGTGGTTCATTAGAAGCAGAAATAAAATATAATATTGAAAATCAAGATGAGATAAATGAAATATTGCATAAAGAAATAAATAGGCGTATTAAATTATTAGAAACAATGGATTATGATGAATGGTTAAAATACAATAATGAAAATATATATATACAAGTTGGTCCATATAAGCAACATTGTTTTATTTGGGAACGTACAAAATTATATATAAGTAATGACAATTATAGTGATCAAAATGATTCATCTTTTATTTATCGGTGCACCCCGTTTAAAGAGTATTTAAATTTATCTAGCAAAAAAATTTACGAACGAGTTAATTATTTATATTTAAATGGTATTTATAAATCAGACCAAAATGATTTAGATGATATGTGGGATTTAAGTGCTACTACCTCAGAGTTAGATATTATTAATAATTTAGATGTATATTGGTTAGACGATTTTACAAAAACAAGTATTAGAAAAAAAATGGTATTTAAGAATTTTGCAAAAACCTTAAAACCAGGTCACGCTTCTGATACGAATCCGGATATAAATGAAGGTATTATTGGATTTGGGTATATAACACAAAACGTAGAATTAAAATATGCACAACCATATTATGCTCATTTAAAATTTCCGTTTTTTTTTATGATAAATATTTTATTTTTGTTTATTAGTTTAATGTTATATTATTCTATAGATGATAATAAAGATATTACTAAACCAATTCTTTTTTTATTTGTTACAAATGCATATTTAATATATTATTTATCTTCTGTTTCAGCTTTAACCGATTTGGAATACGAACAAAATAAAACAATTAATATAAATGCCGGTATAACTGCCATTTCTTTTTTAGTTGCTGTTAATATTTTTATTGTTCAGACTTTACGTAATAATAAATCAATGAAAACTTCTTTTCTACACAATGAGAGTGCATTTTTATTCTGTATTTCTCTTATGTTTCTTTTAATTTCATCTTTTAAAGAAACTAATTTTGGTACAATTGAACAATTGCGTAAGTATAATATTATCAGTCAATTCTTTTTTAACATGTCCATTATTGTTAATTTAATCATTTTCTTAAATTACTTATTATATGTTATAAGTGGTACCAAAATTTATAGGAATTATTTAAATTTTTAGTCATTTTTCATTTTTTACTAGGTTACCCAGATAAAATAAAACCAGCTGGGTAATAATTTATGAGCATCATGTAGCAAGATATTTTTTTTTATTTTTAACAATTAAAAAAAAATGAAATAGAAATATCCCCTTATAGTATAGTATATAACACTATAATATGGAATTAACATCACAATATACCGATTTAAATGCCTTTTTGGCAAAGCATAGTATCAAGACGGGTGGTGATACTAGTCTTATTACTCATACAAGAATCGGAGATAAAACGACAAATATTTACGGAGGTTCCTATGCAATTCCCAAAGAAGAATTGCCAACCTTCTATCAGTTGTATCATTCAAAAGTTTTTGAGAAAAAACAGATGGAATATTTGACGGAAAAACAACAAAAAGAAAAAGGCCCGATTTTAGTAGATTTAGATTTCCGTTATGCTCACACAGTGACCACCCGCCAGCACACCAAAGAACAAATCCAAAACATAATATGTTTGGGATATCTGGAGAAACTTAAGGAACTCCTCGTTTTTGAAGGAAATACGAGTTTTCCGATTTATGTAATGGAAAAAGCTAACGTAAATCGTCTGGAAGATGGTTCATTAACAAAAGACGGCATTCATATAATTATTGGTATTCAGATGGACCACGTTTTGCAGCAGATATTGCGTGACAAAGTATTGGAGGAAATTCCCAAAATTTTGGAGCTGCCGCTAATCAACGATTGGCCTGGAGTACTGGACGAAACTATCAGCAAAGGGACAACCAATTGGCAGGTATTCGGGTCCCGAAAGCCCGGAAATAAGGCATATGAATTGAGTCAATATTATAAACTCAGATACGACGAATCAGACGGAGAATTTATTATGGAGGAGCTCCGTGTGGCAGATGTAGAAATAAACAAAGACTTACTGTTAAAAATATCTGCGCAATATGATGAGCATCCGAATTTTAAAATACAGCCGAATATTAAATCCGAATATGAAGACCGCACTAATAAAAAAATGGTAAGACCAAAAATGCAAACAAAGACAAAATTACGATTATTAACAACCGAGAAAGCAGAAGAGGAGGAAGAATATTCGTTGCAAGATATTATAAATGAGGAAACGTTGAAACGCGCTGTAGAAAATAATTTTAAAAATTTAAAAACGGATGAGCGCATATTAAAAGAAATCCATGATTATACGCAAGTATTGCCCTCGCAATATTACGAACCCGGTTCTCACGATAAAAATATCAAAGTTGCCTTTGCTCTTAAAAATACAGATGAACGCCTATTCTTGTCTTGGGTAATGTTGCGAAGTAAGGCATCCGATTTTGACTATGCATCCATTCCTGGATTATACGACAAATGGAGCCGCCATTTGAAGGGAAAACCGGACGGTATTACAAAACGGTCTATTCCTTATTGGGCGAAACAAGACGCGCCGAAAGAATATGAACGCGTCAAGAGTTCCACGATTGACCATTTTATTGAAAAAACATTAACTACACCGACAGAATGGGATTTCGCGATGGTCTTGTATCAAATGTTTGGAGATGTATTCGTGTGCAGTAGTTATGTAAATAAAACGTGGCATGCGTTCAAAAATCATCGCTGGGAATATGATGAGGGACAAACGCTGCGATATTTAATTTCGGTGGATATGTACAATATTTATCAGGAAAAAATGGTGTCTATTATGAACGAGATGAACCATTATGAAGCGAGCGATGAGCGATATGTCGCCAAGCAAAAGCTAGTAAAATGGGTGAGCGAATTATCTACGCGATTGAGGACGACCTCCATTAAAAATAATATTTTCCGTGAAGCACATGAGCTGTTCTTTGATAAGGAATTTACCAAGAATATGGATACAAATAGGTATCTCATGTGTTTTACGAATGGCATTGTAGATATTAAAAATAAAACATTTCGTGACGGTTATCCGCAAGATTATATTACGAAATGCACGAATATTCCTTATTACAAACTGGACCCCGAAAAAGATGCAAAACCGATGGAAGAAATTCAACTATTTATGCATCAATTATTCCCAGTAGAGGAGCTTTATACTTATATGTGGAATCATTTGTCGGCCGTGTTAATTGGTGAAAATATTAATCAGACATTCAATATTTATCGTGGAAGCGGCAGTAATGGTAAATCTATGCTAACCGAATTAATGAGCAATACACTAGGAGATTATGCTTGCACCACGGTGCCGATTACAATGGTAACGGAAAAGCGTGTCGGGCAGGGTCAATCATCTTCTGAAATCATGCAATTAAAAGGTATCCGATATGCCGTTATGCAGGAACCGACGAAAGATACGTGTCGGTTGAATGAGGGTATGATGAAGAATCTAACGGGTGATTCTACGTTACAGGCCCGTGAATTATATTGCAAATCGGAGACGTTTCAAATTCAATTTCATCTTGCGGTTTGTACGAATAATATGTTTGAGATTAATAGTAATGATGATGGCACGTGGCGCCGCATTTGTCTCGTAGATTATTTATCAAAATTCGTAGATCCTGGAGAACAAGTGCATGACGATACGCCTTATCAATTTCCCAAAGATAAGAATTTAAAAGAAAAACTGCCGAAAATGGCGCGCGTATTTGCGAGCATGTTGGTGCAGCGAGTCTTTGAATCGCAAGGTAAGGTAGAAATTTGCGAGATGGTGCGCGCGTCATCAAATAAATACCGACAAGGGCAAGACCATATTGCGGCGTTTGTTTCTGAGATGATTGGCAAGAAAGAGGGCATGAAGGTGTCAAAACGCGAATTAATGGAACAGTTCAAGATATGGTTTCAGGACCAGCAAGGTGGAAGGCGTGCGCCCAAAGGTGTGGAACTACAAGAATATATGGATAAAAAGTTTGGAAAGGCAAAAAGAGATGGATGGTATAATGTGGAGATGTTGTATCCGGAGTCGGACGCGATTAAAGAAATGGCATAAAAAATATTGTTTTAGAGCGACCCGAAGCGCTAGCGAAGGTGAGCGACTGAACTCCGTAACGTCAGTGAAGGAGTTTTAGAAATTTTATGAGAAATTTATTTGAGAATTTTTTTTATTGCAAAATAAAAATATTTTGTATTTATATTAGTATTTAGATGCCAAATACCGGATATACTATAACTGGTGGAACCGATTTGAGTACTATATTTGAACCGTATAGTTCAGGCACTAAAGCGGCCGAAACAAATTATAAAATATCTACTGGTGCCGATTTAAATACAGTATTTAAACCGTATAATCCTCTAAGCACTCCGGAGGTCACAACAAATTATAAAATATCTACTGGTGCCGATTTAAATACAGTATTTCAAAAAAAATATGTAGTTCCTTATGTAGCAACTGGAGGACATTTTACGGCACTCCGAAGTGGTGATGATTATGTTATTCAATTTACTGGAACTGGAATTCTTTCGTTTTTTGTTAATGGTATAACAGTAAATTTTTTGGTAGTTGGTGGTGGTGGTGGTGGGAGAGATACTTCGAATTATGCCGTTGGGGGCGGCGGTGGTGGGGGCATTACTCAAGGAAGTTTTACGTCAGACAACACCCATGGTAGTTATACTATAACTCAGGTTGGTGTTGGTGGTGCAGCAAATACTTCAGCCGGACTCAGCGCTTTTACTCAAACTACCCTCATCCTTGCCTATGGTGGTTCAACTCCTAGTGGTGATGGTGCTGGTGCTGGTGGAACCGGAACGTCTTCTAGTGGTGGTGATGGTGGCAGCACTACTGGAATTGTTGGTAGTACAGGAAATACGCCTACTACGGCCGGTTATAACCCTTTTTATATTAACTTACCAACTCTAACGTTAACATATTATATCGGGAATGGTGGAGGGGGAGGGGGGGGGACTTTTACTGGTAGTTATATTGGTTTTGCGGGTGGTGCGGGTGGTGCGGGTGGTGCGGGTGGTGCGGGGGGGGTTGGGCTTTTTCCGGTTGGTGCCGGTGGCGGAGGCGGTGGCGGTGCAAATGGTGGTGCAGGCCAATCAGCAGGTGGCGGTGCAAATGGTGGCGCAGGTGGTGCAGGTGGATTAATAACAGATATAAATACTCAAACAACACTTAGTTTTGGAAATGGGGGTGGTGGTGGGGGTAGCGGCGCTATTCCGGGGGGGGTCCCTGGCACCGCCGCAGCCGGCTCACAAGGTGTCGTAGTATTTTATTTTACATATTACGGATAACCGAAATTAATTATAAAAAAAATCTATAATTAATAAAAAATTTAAACTCCTTCACTGACGTTACGGAGTTTAGTCGGTTTTCGCTACGCTTACAACCTTCGGTATCGCTTCGCTCCACTTCAAATCGTCTTATAAACGTTTTTGGGTAACAAATGATACATTTTTTTAAACCAATCTATTATATAAAAAATCATAGGTGTAATAAAAATGGGATAAAAAATAAAATAGACGATTAATAATAGTTTCATTATTATCCCAGGCTGTTTAAAAATCACAAGTAAGATGAAAATGATGGCAAGTATAATATAACCTATTTTAAAATAGTAATACCAACTAGATAGCTTGTCAATATGCTGCTGTTCGTAATATGTTTTACGGTCATTCGTAATAATATCCCCGCGAATTTTTTTTAAACTTTTCGCCATCTTAATATTTTCTCCCGCATATTCAATAGATAAGTCATTCATGTAGTGATAATTCGTTAAAAGGCTCCCGTAAGTATCAATTAATTCTGTTACAATTGCCACCTCTTTATCAAATTTTTCTTGAAGAGAATTCACAACTTTTGTAGCATTTCTGGTAACGGTGTCCAATACCATTTGATTATGTCCTGCAATACCATCTTTCGCAATATAATAATTTTTTTTTGCCGTTTTTAATTGTTCCGGTGCAGTTCTTAAATTGTTTTGCGCATTTACATAGGTGCTTTCCAAGTCAGATAAAGACTTTTGCGCTTGACACGCCGGACCGCACATTAAATTTGCGTTTGATTGTGCAAGTAACGCTTTAATTTGCGCGGTAGATGCTGCGGCTTGCGCTTCAATAGATAGTGCTGGTGCCGATGGAACTACTGGTTTGGGAAAAGAACTTGGTAGATTACCCATAATACTATATTATGCAAGGATAAGATTTTTTAGAATCCTTCGGCTAACTCCTTCCGCTATCGCTTATAGCCCACCGAAGCCCCCTTGTGGTAATTGGAACCGGGAACTGCGACCGGAGCCCCATCTGGAACCTTTTTTAGAAGTAGCAGCCGCAGCCGCAGCCGCTGCAGAAGCAGCCATAGACGCAGCGACCTCATTCGGCACACATTGATTCAAAGTATCATCATACGTTGTACCTTCATAGCAACAATTTTGTCCTAAACAATCAATCGCCAATGCACCACCCCATGGATCCGAGCCATTTCCCGTTCCACTTGTATTATTTGTTGGTGCAGTACTCTTATCAAAATTCCAGTTATACTCATTATAGTTCATTTTATCCCGATACGAAGCATTTATAATTTTATATCCAACCGATATACATCCCCAAACAAGGATAATAATGATTAAAAAAGAATAAATAGACGAAGGTATAATATTGGCTTTATGTAAAATGGTTAGAATTAAAACAGGTATGCAAAATATAATAACACTTTTTAAAATATCGGCATGATTACTGTATTTTTCACCGTAATATGTGTTTATTTGAATTTGTTTCATTGTGTTATTTGCATCATTTTGAATATCAGAAAGACGTTCTTTGGCCGAATTTAGTTCTTGTTCCACGATACCGATTGCAACAGTTTGCTCAGCTAAAGCAGCATTTGATGATACTACATTTTTACCAAAAAAAGAATAAACACTATCTAAATTTTTATATAAATTGATTCTCATCTGAGACACGTCGTTTATTTTTGAAATAAGACTATTTTGTTGGGCGGGGGTTAAAGTTTTTTGAGTTAAACCATTATTTAATTGAGTAAATAAATCCTGTTCAATCGTCTGTAAGCCCTGAATATCTGTTAATGTCTGTTCATTACGTAATTGCATATCGGTAAAACCTGGATTAGGTGGTGACATAAATATAGGTGTATAATTTATACGAATATTATAAATTATATAACAATAACAATTTCTTAACGGCGAATTCTTAACGGCGAATTCTTATCGCGAATTCTTATCGGCGAATTAATGCATTTGAAGTTATAATTATTATGGTAACTGCTAAAATTCCCCAAAATATATATTGAAAATTATCGTGAATAACTAAATTATTACTATCGCTTATCATGGAATCTGCATTATTATTTACGAGGTTCTTATATTCTCCAAATTGTGTGCTAATTGTAGTATATAGTTCTACATTTTTTGCCATCGTTTTCGCATTTGTATTCGTTTGAGTGTCCATCTGCTGATTTTTATTTTTCATTTGGTTAATCAAGCGAATCATTCTATCAGCAAGCGCTGCTAATTGACCTTTCACCAGATTTTCGGCTGCTTGTGAAGCATCAATGGCGGCAGATAAACCACACTTTGTTGTAGCGGTCATTGGTTGCCCACTTTTTTTTAATTGCCCCCATGCAATACTATCAATAGGCATCGCATTTTGAACACATGAAGCATCTGCATTTTTAATAGTTGGAATACCACCGGTCGTAGAGGCGGGCTGAATCATAGAAGAAGGATACTCTAATAATTCCGAGTTTTGATTGACATAGCCCATTTTTCCCACAAACGCCGGATTAGAATTCTTTTGGGTCAATTCATAAATCGCATTTGCCCCAGAAATACCATAATTTTTAGAATTTATTATTGCCGTTGGATTGGAAGAACCGTATTTTGTAGCATTTTGCAAAGAATTACTTACCGCGCACTGTGATGTGCCTTTGGTGCCATTCAATAATCCAAAATATTGATACCGATTATCCGCCGCATATTTTTGACATGTTGGCACCGTAAAATTAGAACCATTGATTATCATTTGTGAAACAGGAATATTTGTAAATTTCCAGTCTGCGTTCGTAGTAAATAAAATATTTGAATTATTATCTATAACGGCTGCAAGTAATCCTGCAGGCCCACCCGCGTTGGAAGCACTGCATTGAAGATAATTTATACCAGGGGACAAAGTAATTTTAAATTTATTTCCCCCAGTACCCCACCCACCTTCAGATACACCAATTTGGTTTGAATTTAAATACCATATTCCGCGATTATCATTTATTGCAATAAGAGTCACGGGTAAGTAAGATGTACTCGTATTATTATAGGCATAAATAAATGTAACCGGACTCCCCATATTATATGGAGCATCTCGTTGCGCATTTGGAGTGTACCATATCCATTTTGAAGGGCCGCCACCACCACCCCACGGACCTATTCCATACGGACCCAATACATATACATTTGAATAACTATTCATGTTTGGTCCCGTCGGAGTCATAATAGGTCCCGTATTTAATGTGTTCGGTGGAACTGGCGAATTATTATAACAGCCGTTAAAAGAAGACCCTGCAGTAGTATAGATAGCCGTTTTATTTGAATTAAATGCACCATAATTTAGACCATCTGAGCCGATTTGACATCCGCTTGTTGCAGCACCAAATTGCCTCGCCGCATCCAAATTATTTCCTAGATTACATTGAGCCTTATTTGTTATTGTATCTACATTTTCTAAACCAAAATAAGTATTTCCTGAACTAATAGCTGACTGCATGCAGCTATTAAAATCATAATTTTGCGCGCCATTACTTAATCGTGGCATAGAATCTCCAGAGTCTTTATATACCCCTAGGTAGTTAGCACTTGCACCATTAATGATTGAATTAACATATACATTTTTTCCTTGTTTTGTGTTATTAAACCCGGATACATAGGTATTTGTATCTTTCATTATTAAGGTGTGTCCGTCCTGATATTGTTTTAGTAAAGCATCAAATTCTTTTTGCAATCTATTTAATTCTTGCATTTGACCTGGGCTGGATGCGGTTTCTAAAACGGTATGAACCGATTGCATCGCTATAGGCATATTTTTTTGCGATGATTGAAACATATTATCATATCCGGTGAATTCTTCTTTTATTTGCGGTCTTTCTCTTTCTCTTTCTAGTCCATTTCTTTTCCCTTTCCCCTTCCATTTTTTATTGTCATTTTTTTCTAAACTTCCGTCAAGTATTTTTTTCTGCAAATCTTGATAAATTTTTCCCTGTTTTAATGTTGTTGAAATAAGTGTATTTGAGGATTCGTTAGTCATTACACTATGTAAAGACAAAAAAATCATCAAATTCTACAAGCATTCTAAATTACAATTTTAAGGTGACGGTAAAATCCCTATAAGCGTTAAACCAATATATGCCGCTATACTACACGTAATTAGAAATCCGGCCGGTAAATATAAATATAACATGGAAACAAATAAAAATGAAAAAATAATAACCCAAAAAAAGAATTTACTCGCATTGAATGGGAAATCTGGAAAAATCAAAAGCTTCACGGTTAAGAAAATAATAATGCAAAATAGAATAAACCAAAAAATATACTGGGCATATTGATGCGTCACATTTTTTGTTTGAACATTATTTTCTTGTTTGATTGTTTGAACTTCTAATTTCATGTCATCAATATTATTTTTTTCTATGAGTAACTGCGCATATTTTTGCGCCACCATAAATAATTTCTGCTGATTCTCTGCTGTCAAACTTTCTGAATTTGGTTGAATAGTATCCAATTGTGACTTTATTAGTCGATTAATAGAAATTAGTTTTGTATTTAAAGAACCTATATATGCAATGGTAGTTGCCAAATTTGAATCGGGTGATAAAACTTGTTGATAGCAACCATAACTTGTTTTTGTTCCTTGGACTGCAGTAACGCCTGGTTTATATAAATTACACCTATACTTTCCACTAGAATCTACGTTAGATAAATCATATCCACCGCAATTCGGAGAGGCACTACATAATGCCTCGCATTGTGGAGGCGTAAGCAGAGTACCTGGTTGTACAATTGTATTTTTATTTCCGGTGCAATATGTTTTAATATTATGATTTAAATTTAATAAACTATATACTTTTGCGGTAGGCGCGGATTTACTTAATAATGCAATATAATTTAAATATGCCTGTTTATATTGCCGTAATAAATTCTCAAATTCACCTTCCAAATTATACAGTGTAATTATTGCGGAATTTGTATTTTCTATTAGAATATTATTCGTAACAACCATTATTATATAATATATATTTTATATAGATATTATAATTATAAACACTTGTTGATTTGCTAGATTTTTATAAAAAAAGGTTTATCGTTTCCTGTAAAAATAAAAATAAGTTGATGTAATGATGGCAGAAATAGAAATAAATCCACAAATTAAAATGGTATCTGAATTATAAACGATTTGATGCAAATTTATATTTGGATTTAGATTTTGTTTTTTATTTTGAGTTGGTTCAATCAATAATTTATTTTTACAAAAGTCATATTTTGTTATATCGGATTCGCGTTTTTTTGGTTCATTTTTAAGCAAAAGAGTTACAAATAACGATGTGCGTTTTTTAAAATAAAAATCACCAATATTATACATTATTTGAAACATTTGGATTACCAAAAGAAAATCATTTATATCATTTTCCGAATTTTATTTTGTATAGAGGCGATATATTAAATATATTAAAAGCAAATCTCCTGCAATAATGGTTACATTTTTCATATATTGATATTTATAACTTTCTTTTGATTCGTGAATTAAATGATGAGCACTACGCTCCTTGCCTTTTTTTTGAGATATTTTATCATGTAATGTAGTATATGATGTCTTTTCTGTTTGCAGTGTTGTATCCAACGTATTTGTTAAACCATTTATTGTATCGGTTTCACTTTGAACAGCATTTTTGAGTGTAAAAAGAGCAGCATTGGCGGCTGTTATTTGACCCTTATTTTGAGCATATATATTTGCAGATTCTTGGGCATCTGGGTGTGTATGATGAACAATATATGATTGGCGAAATGTTTCAAGTGTTGTAGGAAAGGAAGTTTTTAATGTATTTAACTGTGTTGTATAAGTAGCCGCGGGTAACCCCATTATTATATTATAACTATATGATAAAATAATGAATAAATTATTTTTATTTTTTTAATTTTTTTATTTTGTCTATATTTTTACAATTTTTTACACACAAATGCGATAATACATACTTTGAATGGCCGTTTTACTTGGGCGAATAATTTCACATATTTGCCCTGGTCTAATTCCAATTATTTGGGCCACTGGATCAAATCGCGAAATCTCAGGAAATTGAACATCCTCCATTATATTGTATCGCTCCTTGATTTTTCCCATTTCATCATTATTCAAAACACGGTGTGGGGGAACCAAAACATGCTCCAAAATATTGAATTGAAGACGCTTAATATTTTGAATGACGATGAGTATTCCATCCTGTTCCCAAATATGCTTCAACAAATTAATGAGGGTTTCATTCATGTCCTCCTTGGTAATTATCATAAGTGTATCGCTTTTTGTGAGAACCTCTTCTAAATTAAATAAATCGTCAATCATTTCATGCACATTTTGTGGGCGAAGAGTTTTTGCTAAATAATAGCCAATATAAATCTTTTTCTTTCTTTTTTCACCGGCATCTGCCTCTTTTTGTTCTAATAACATATCCAACTGTTTATTCTGAAACATAGAATTCACATCATTGACACTAAAATTGTCATATTCATCTACATTGTATCCTTGTTTCTTCATTAACTGTAAAACTATTTTCCGCGATTTATATACCGAAGAAATATTACTACTTGCATTTTGTGACGCCATGTTCTATGTATAATATATACATATTCATTATCATTTAATTCAATTTTTTTATTATTATTTTCTATTTTTCATTTTTTATTTTTCATTTTATTGTAAAAATAATAAAAATTTAATAAAAAATCTATTTCATTTCATATTTTCTTTTAGGTCAAAAAGTACTACTTTTTTTGTTCCCGAGGAACTTGATTTTGATTTAGTGTCAGATCCAGTTTCTAACTCGGGTATTTCTTCTTTTTTCTCGGTTTCAATATCCAAAATGGCGGTTCGCTGTTTTTCTTCCGATTTACTTTGCGCCTTCGCTTCTTCTTGCGATTTTATCGCTTGTATCGCAGATTCTTTGGATAATTCTTGACGTTTTTCGTCCAGCATATGTTGCAATAAAACTTTATCTCTTTCTGGTAGGGCCTCAAATTGTGCTTTCACCTCCGGGTTCCGTATAGGGGGTGACCCTGATGGTCCTATTTTTTCGTCAGAACTTAACGGATTATACACCGGACTATTCGGATTATATACAGGATTATATTCAGGGCTATCCAACATACTTTCAGGACTAGAACTTTTATTCGGATTATATACTGGACTATTCGGATTATATACAGGACTATTCGGATTATATACAGGACTGTTCGGATTATATACAGGACTATTCGGATTATATTTTGGACTGTTACCCTGATTTACCTCAGGAGTTAGATACGGCGACTGATATGCCGGCGACCCGGTTGCATCTGCAGGACTAGAACTAGAACTTGCATTCGGATTATATTTTGGACTGTTACCCTGTTGTACTTCAGGAGTTAGAACATCCGAATCATACGGCGACCTATATGCAGGCGACCCAGTTGCATATTCCGGACTCGTTGTTGCCTCATGATATTCTTCTCCAAAAGTAGGGAACTCGGGTGTTTCATTTTTCGGTATTATGTTATCTTGTTTTACATATCTTTTTATTTCCGTCATTTCTTTTGTTATCTGACCGATTAATGCAACCATATTTGGATCATCATTTTTCAACAATTGATTGATATTATTTGAATAAGACATATTCATCAATTGGTCTATATTGTCTTCCGTAATAATTCGCATCTGGACATTCAATACTTGTAATTCGTGAATCATTAGTTTTAACGCATAAGGAATACGTACAATACTAAACGACCTGCCAAATTTGCTAACGTTTTCCACATTCATTTTGCCATCCAGCGTAGTATTAAATTTTATCGGGCCATCCGCAAACGGCGACAAAAATATATTTAATGCCTTGTTATACACCGCAATACATCCGGTTTTATTGCACACCGCCATATAATATTCGTCGCCGCGCACCAAGAAAGACTCGTTCAGGAAGGCCGATGCACCGTGCGCCAAAATGCCATCACGTTCCATCTCGCCGATTCTTAAACCGCCATCATTTGCACGCCCCTGCACCGTTTGCCGCGTTAAAACCGTTCTCGGACCGCGCGCTCTATAATTAATCTTATCTTTCACCATATGCTTTAGACGCATGTAATACGTAGGTCCAATAAAAATCTCCGAGTACAATTGCTGCCCTGACATGCCATTATATAAAATCTGGTTGCCAGACGAATGAAACCCCTGTTCCACAAGCATTTTCCCATAGACCTCGGTATTCGGTCCCTTGGTCTGAAATGCAGTACAATCTCCGAATCCACCATATGTAACGCATGCTTTTCCAAAGAGCGATTCTATTAGCTGACCAATTGTCATACGCGATGGTAATGCATGCGGATTAATAATTAAATCGGGACGCACTCCATCCGCCGTAAATGGCATATCTTCTTCCGGAATAATTAGTCCGAGCGTACCTTTTTGACCTGCTCGGCTCGCCATTTTATCGCCTATTGCAGGCATTCTCTCTTCTCTTACACGAACTTTGGCTATGCGAAATCCTTCTTCCCCTTCGGTAATAAATGATTTATCTACAAAACCGAGCTGCCCCTTCTTAGGAAATACAGAACCATCTATTGATACTTCGGAATCCTCTGAATTCGTGGTCGTCTTTCCGATAAGAACCATTTTATCATCTAATGGCGTATTTTCGCGAATAATGCCATATTTGTCCAAATGACTATAATCGTAACCCGGCTTTATACCCGCCACATTTCCACGCGAGGCAATATCCGTGAAAACGGAATTGTTCATGGACCCCTGCACCTTGGTACTCTCTTCGCGCGCTTCATACATGGAGTAATAAGTCGTTAAAAATAGCCCGCGTTTTATAGCTCCCTCGTTAATTAGAATCGCGTCTTCCACGTTGTATCCAGTAAAAGACATGATGGCGACGATTGCATTTACACCATATGGCTGTTCTTCCTTATTCACATAATCCAAATAACGCGATTTCAAAATGGGAATCTGACCGTAATTTAATATCACACCCATTTTATCTATGCGTGATTGATAATTTGTATGATACACACTGACAGCCTGTTTGCTTTGACCGCAAGAAAAAGAATTACGCGGTAGCGGGTTATGTTCCGGATAAATAACGAGATTTCCCATGACGCCAAAAAGAAAGGACGAGTTGATTTCCAAATTGGTATAGTATTTATTTTTCGTAAGGTCCTCCAAAGTCGTGGCAATTAAAAGACCCTCTTCTTCCGCCACATCCAAATAATCTACGAGAGCGCGATTTGCATTCAGATTTTTTTCCACTGCGTCCAAGCTCTCCGATTTAAATTCCG